GAGTCAACATAAAATCTCACTGCTTACCTCCTGCCATCGCGGGCTCTTGCTCTGCCTGCTGCTCATCCTGCGCAGGCGGCAAAGCCGGGAAGCCGCGACCTTGCGCGTACATGGTCGCCTTGCGGGCATCCTCCTGAGCGAGCTTTTCAGCCTCTTCTTCTGGGTCAAAGCCGAGTCGTTTGAGCAGTGTGGCGTCACTCACTGAGAGCTGCCTATACAGTAAAGCCGTCTGGGCCGATTTAAGAGCATCAGTCGGCAAGAGTTCTGCCCAATGCAAACCGATAGGATAGTTCTCGTACTCATCGATGCTGATCTTGCCCATAATCACAAGAATGGCGCGGGACACAGCCCGAATGAGCGAGCCAGATGTTCGTCGTTTCAGCGTGGTCTTCTCAAGCAATGGCTGAAACATCAGTTGCAGGGCGATGCCAGTCACATCACCACGTGGCATGTCTTGCAGGCGTCCGAGCGCTACCGCTGGCACACGGCTCTGCTCATCCATGTCGGTGCGTAGAACGCTCGCAAAGTTGAGCGATGAGGATAGATCGCTCTCCATCTCCAGGTTCTTGATGTCACTGTCCATGCTCGGGACAAAGAGGATATCGTCGGGACTCACTGTCACCTGATCAGCATGGACGCCACGAGCAATGGTCTTAGGATGAGCATGGTACTTGATGATGCGGGCCGTGTTGGATTGTACGAAGTTCAGCACATTGTTCATCGCAATCAAGTCAGGCGTAAGATCTGGCACGCCCCACGGCTCATTCGGGTTGGGTAGATTCTGCGTCGTGAAAATAGGTGCGAAAGGATAGGGCCAATCTTCAGTCTCGCCTGTGGACGTCCAGGTAGTACTTTGCCCACGCTTCACGTAATTCGAGATGGTCCATGTGTCTGCTATATCGTCTGGGCCAACGCTCGCAGTATCGCTATCAGGATCGACACGTGCGATGATTTGACGCTTCTGTTCGTCCTTACCTGCCGCGTATTCGATGATATACGCTAGAATCAGATCGCAGTCGTCAGGTGGCGTCACAATGCGAATGAGGCTAGGATCGAGCACGACAAGACGAGGATAGAGCGAGCTACCTTGAGGCGGGATGAGCTTGAGGAAGATCTGCCCACACACACCTCCATTGGTTGCCATCTTGCAGAGAAGTGTCATCTTCTCATCATCGTCGCCCCAGGTACCATCAAGGCATTCTTGCTTGTCAGTGTCGGGCTGAGACGCTTCATCAGTCGCCTCGATACCAAGCACCGGGCCGAAGAGAAAGGACACACCTTTATCCACCACAGGCGCGCAACGATTGGTCTTCACATTGTCGTTGCTCTCACCGCGTTTCACCTTCAGCGGGTCCTGTAGCTCGCCTCTGTAGGCTTTCCACGCAAGCTTTATGTTTTGCTTCCTATCCAGATCAGCCTGTGGGCAATCTGCTTGTGCGAGTGTCTTGGCTTCGCTTTGCTTGCTGCTTGAGAGTAGTTGCATTGGTTGTTATCCCCAGAAGTTCTTGATGTAACTGACCGAATTCGGGACGAGATCGTGGTATGCCACGCCGTAGCGCAGGGCGTCTTGAGCGTGGTTATTGGCATCAACAGGTTCTTCTTTTGTCTTACCGTCGGCGCTCACCTTCCAGACATACACATCAAACTCATCCTCCAAACAGCAAGGCGCTTTTGTCTTCGCTAAATCTTCATCGCGTGAAACCAAACTGTTGCGCATAATCAGCAGGCGCGGTTTCCCATCACCAGTAGGACGCAGCCGAGAAGTAACCGCCTGGATGCCATCAGAAATAGACTTCTTGGCTCGAATGGTATGGAGCTTAGAGTGACGCTCAAACGTCTTTACGTCTTCTGCTGCATGGTCCACAATCACATCACGTGGCAAAGGATCAGCATCATCAGCAGGACGGTCGCGGTACTTTGGATGCTTCGGGTCGAGTAGGTGATACCAGCCGGATTCGATAAGGATGTCAACCGCATGGTCTTCTACAAGCCGTTTGGTGCGGTATATCTGTCGGTACACAATAAGCCTGCCATCTGGGTCCATAGCGATCCACAAACAAACAAATGGGTTGGTATAGCCCCAATCTATGCACAGCCAGCGCCCCCATTCGCGAGGGATAGGATAAGGATCAATCACATTTTTGGCGCGGTCCCATGAATCCTCATAGATAGTACCGGTAGCTGCCGCCCACATCCCAAACCGAAGGCGTGCAAGACGCACACCAGTCAACCCACCCAACGTCCCAAAGATGTACTCTCTGCCTGCATCAGTCCAATCCTGCTTGACGACATCGTAGTAGCGCGGATTGTCTTCGTGGCGAGAGAGCAGGCGCGTGGTGATGCCATCATTCATTCGTTGGTTGAGCCAGTGCGTCGGAGCATCAGGGTTCGTATCCATGATGAGTTGAGGATATGGCGTCTTGCCCTGTCGTAAACGCGACCGAACAAACTCAATGTCCTCAGGAGTACACTCGCTTGCCTCATTGATATATGCAATCGAGAACTCCCAACTTTTCACCTTCTCAGGTTTGTCGAGTCCGTTCACGATCAAGATAGAACCATTGGGATACTCGAATGCAGCAGGCCGTATCTTGTTACCACCGAAATACTTGATGCCTTCACGCGGATCTATCATATCCCGATATGTAGCAATGGCAGAGCCAGCAAGCGCAGTGTTTGTCTTACGGGCAACTAGCGCCTTTGTGCCAGGATAGAGTGTCAGCATCATATGGATCTTGTAGAGTGCGCTGATGGTCTTGCCTGAGTTATGATGCCAGATACCTTCAGCTAGATAATGTTCTGCAATAGGCACATGTAAGTCAAAGTACTCGTCTGTCCGTTCGTACTCTACGCTTGACACGGTATCCCATTGGGCCGTATACTCATACTTAAAGGTGTACTTTAGGGATTGGAGCGAACATGACGAAGGGTTATAAACACGCAACTCAAGAGGAATTTCAGCAGATTCTTGAGTCATATCAGCGAACAAAGAGTACGGCATTAACTGCCCAAGAGTTGGGTCTACCAAAGCGCCGCGTGACAGGACTTCTTCAGAGACGTGGGATTCCTTTAACAAAAGCGCATGGAGGCGCTTGCTATCATCATCAGGATGAGATAAAGCAATGGACTCAAGAAGGGTTGTCCCTTTCAGAGATTGCGCGTCGGGTTGGGACAAAACATCAACTTGTGAAAAAGTTTCTGGTCGAACATGGGATTGAATATCAGCCATATAAACAGACAATGGAGAATAACACTTTTTGGCGTGGTGGTCGGATTGTTGATTATGATGGCTACATTCTTGTAAAGACCCCTGACCATCCTCATAAAGATCGGCATGGTTATGTACGTGAACACCGTCTAGTGATGGAGCAACAGTTAGGGCGTCACCTTCTACCCACTGAGGTTGTACACCATCGAGATGGGAATAGGCAGAACAATTCTCCTGAGAACCTAGAGGCGTTTGGCTCAAACGCAAAGCATCTTGCAGCGACACTGAAAGGGCAGACTCCAAAGTGGTCGCCAGAAGGCCGGGCAAGGACACTAGCAGGCGTGAGCCGCCCACGCATGAAGAAGCAAACCGCCAGCCTTCATGCGTCAGAAAAAGATGGTTCCCAGTCACAACACACTGGCGACCAGAAGCTAGCGTAACTCTATAAAGGTCTGCAACGCCCTTGCGAAATGGTATCCCAGCTTGTACCGCACCCATTAACGTTTGAACAATGGGTGCTTTTTGCTGCTCATACAACTCTTTGATTGGCGTATGCTCTCCCGTCACGGGATTATAAACCCGTGTTTCGCCTGCTATGCATCCCGCCGGGCCATCGAGACAGACCTCAATATCACGACAGGCACCAAGCGCAAGATTGCCGCCGCGTAACTCAGGCGGTGGGATAACCACTTCTTCGAGGGCAAGACTCATGAGTTGCTACCCTCCTGAACTGTAGGAGCCTCACCCAGGTATCCTGCTGGCATACCGCGTACTACCACAAGATTGCCAATCTGATCGCCCTTCTCTTGATTGAGCCCCATTAATTTAGCGCGTCGATCCTTAATGGCAAGTATTCTATCAACCGCGAAGAGTTGTCCCTTCTCGCGGTTCTTGTCGGCAAAGATCTTCCAACACTCACGCTCAAGCAGCTCTAGCGACTCTAGTTCTTCTGTTCTTAACTCTTCTACATTCTTTACCACGCATCGGTCTAATTCACGCATAACGGCCTTACGACAGGCAGAGGCGTTGCTATACCCACACTGCTTGGCAATGGCTTCATACGTCATCTTTGTGGCTCTAAGCTTTACCGCTAGCGCCACGCGCTGGCTAGCATTAACATCGCGTGTAGGTGGATTTGTCCCTCTTTGGTGTGACACTTTCTCACGCATGCGCCACCTCCTCACTGCGTTCTAAGAGCGTGGCTTCTTCGCCTGTGTGATTCTCCCAGCGCGTGATGATGATGTCGATGTATTCAGGGGATAGCTCACACCCAACCACGGTTCTATCGAGGTTCTCAGCGGCAATCACGCTCATGCCAGAACCAAGAAACGGATCAAAGATAATATCTTGCTCTTTGCCGTACTTCTCAAATGCCCACTCTGCAAGAGCAACTGGCTTCTGTGAAGGGTGAACACGTTTCTGCCCATGCTCTGAAGCCTTGAGCATTCCATTCCACATGTGTTTGAAGATACGCACTGCGCTCTTATCACTACACCAAGCCAGTTCAGCATCGGCAAAGTTACCTGTGTTCTCTTTGTCCCACACCAACCAACAAGAAGAAGGCGGGAGAGTGTGAGCATAGTAGTTGCCACCCCACCATAGCTGTACTGCGTTGGGGAACTGTTCAAGGCAAAGCTGAGAGGATAACACAGCAGTCTCGATACTATCATCACCAACGATAGGGGCATACTTGCCTGCTTCAACCACGTTCGAGGCACCGTCGGTGC